TATTGCAATTGATGAAGATACACATGCAACACGGACAGCAGATGATTCAACTTGGGAATTTACCTGAATGAATGTTTCGACCTTGACTCCTCCAATGTAGAAGTCAATATCATTAACTTTAGGGCTTATCTCATAATATTCATCAGCCATTATTGTTCACCCAATTCAATAGATACATCATAATAAGAGCATGCAGATTTTATATCTCTTCTTACTAGTTTTTCATTATAGGAATTAACAAAGCAAGTGTATGTTTTGAAGTCTTCTGCGGGAGATATCTTTATTGAAACCGTTACTGTTCCTCTTGTATTCGCAAGGGATGATAGATAGTCTCGACCTCTTCTCCCATCAACCGTATTGTCAGTATTATTTGGAAGATATGTAAAATCTAAACTAAATGTTCTTTTATTCTTTCTAATGTATCTTCTAATTTTTCCTCTTGAAAGTTCAACATCAGATCCGGCCTGCTCAACGGATGAGTTAAACTTGCGATTATGCTCTGTAATCTCTTGTCCATTAATTGATAATAGATGGATTAGACCTGTCTGCTGGTTTTGAATTGGTGCCATTATAAGCCTCTATTAATTCCGCTATAGGTTGAGATTGTTGTATTATTCAATCCCGCTGCTTTTTGATTTTGCGGAGCAACAGTAACATTATAGTCTTTCATCATTGACTCAAACCACTGCTTTTCACCAATAAAGTTCTCAACATAGATATGGGTTGTTGATGTGGAAGTAGATTGACCATTGACTGGGCCAGAATAAGATGGAGATTTAGGAGTATTAAATCTCATATTATTTAAAGCTTGCAAAGCAGCAATGCCAACATTCTTCACTGCTGAGGAATTAACTACATACTCTCCACCGTGAAGCATTGCAGGAACGCCTTGTGAGCCAAATCCTGGAATCATTCCTCCATTGGCTCTGCTGATTAAACCACCGTTGAACCAGCCATGAGCACTTCCAGAAATTGCTCCTGGGTCATCAGGAACTTGAAGACCAAAATGTTCAAGAATGTTTTTTCTTCTTGCCATAAGAATGTCAAAATACTTTTGAGCAAGTGCCTGATCGGGGATTGAGGCCTGAATCATTTTCATTAGAAGGTTGCTAAAACTGCTTGACATAGCAGTATCAGATGTAATACCCGATGGGAGAAGTTGTAATCTTCTTGCAGCGTCTTGCAACTGGACAAAAGTCATATCCCCAAATATCTTACCAGCATTTTGAAATGACTTGTGAGCATCAGTTGGTTTTACCATCTGCGTTAATTCTTCTACTTCCTCACCAAACTTTATGCCAGGTATGGCATCTTTAAGCCCGCCTGTTCCTCTATAAAACATTGATGCACCAGGGTCTATTCGGATAGGATTGCCTAAAGCATCAAGCATGAGATTGTCCATATTATAGCCAATTGCATCATAATTACCCAGCCAAGCATCAATTGCAAAACCCTCTTTAATTCTCGGTAGTCTGATTGCTAAATCATCAAATTCACCTATTGGTTTTAAATCTTCTATAATTTGAGATATTAAATAAGGGGTATTTGTTGATGAATCAAATACGGCTCTCTGTTGACCAGATGCAACACCAAAAGACTCATACAGCCTGGCAGCCAACTCTTCGTTCCATGAATGAGCAACGCTTTTAGCTTCTTTAATATAATACTTAATTCCCGCAGGATCTCTCCATATCCCCGCACGGTTAGAACCTAGCTGTTCTCCTACTCTTGTTAAATTATCAAAATTAAAATTAGTGGGGCTTATTGAGAAACCAGCCCTAGTACTGAAAAGAGAAGCGCCAGAAGGCGCAGAGATTGGTTTTCTAATGTTTTCTAAGAAGTTAAAACCAGGAAATAATAATTCTGTTTCATGCAGGAATTTAGGGTCAACATAGGCAGGAGTTCCTTTAGGTACAGTTATGTTAAACAAAGCCCCTCTTGTTTGATCAGGTGTTCCTCTGGAGAAGAAGCCTAAAGCGCCTGCAGGGGATGACGATGTTCGCAAAGGGGTTTGATGGGGTAGCATTTCACCAATTTTTGGGTCTACATCCACTAATCTACTTAATGTAGCTTTTAGCCCTCCCGTATTCATAATATTCATTCCTCTAACAAATTCAAGATCTTTTTCAGTTTTTACACCAAAAATCTCAATTGCTTTAGCCAAGTCAAAGTTGTCAGCAAAATTAATGCGAGGTCCAAGGCGAACATTGCCAGCTATAGATGCATTAACAAATTCTTTTAATATTGGGAAAGCTTTTTGCAAATCAGTAACTTCACTTCTGCCCGAAATTTGGGCGAGTAAATCTTGATAATACTTAGTGCCCGATTGATACGTCATTGGTGAATTTAATAATGAATTCATATAGCTTAAATAAATTTTAAAATCATCTCTATGTGTTCCACCTGCAATTTTAGTTAATTCAGATTCATCCATCTTAGGCACTATATTTTTCATAAAATCTTCAAAACTTAAATCACCTTGTTTAAACATACCTCGTTTAAAACCACCAGTTCTTCCCTGTGCAGATTTTGCAATATTTCCCGTAATCTTAGCTCTAAGCTTGTTTGTCATATAAGTCTTATAAGCCAACGCATCTTCTGGAGATCTTGATGCATTAGCGGCAAGTTTTGCTTCAAATTCAGCAACTCGTTTTGCATTAAATCGCATAGTTTCTGCAATTTGTGCAGGATTTTCTGGTGATATTCTTTTAATATTTCCAAACATTATGTCTGTTAATTTTGTGAGTTCAGGCATATCCATTGTTGGGAATCTTTGAGAGAGGCCATTTAGAATGCTATTTTTCATTATGTCGTCATATTGACCTGTATAGAACATTTCTCTAACGACACTAGATATTCCTTCACTACCCAGAATTGTTGCACTCTTTGGAACTAGGAATTCAAAAAGGCGATCTTTTAATGTTTTAGGTATAGCTTTAGCCTTGGGAGGGAGAGATTTTAACTTATTGCCAATTTTAGGTTTTTTAGAGATTGTATTCTTAAATCTAGTATTAAGATTTTTAAATCGATTTATATTAAGATTTTTAGTTTCTTGTATACGATTCTTTACGGTCTCCCAAGGTGTCTTGCCAGGAATGTCCAACCATCCATCTACGCCAAGCGCTCTTGTAGGAGCCCTTTCGCCAGAAATTTCTTTGAATATATTTGGGTATCGGGAATTTGTGATTCTTTTGTATGGAGTTAAACCTTCAATAGAGCCAAAAGGACCATCATCAAAAAGAGGGTCTGGAAGACTTTGGTTAAGTTGATCCATACTCTTCCTTGGTCCGCCCAAAACTTGATCTTGCCAAGCCGGGAATTTTGTTGCTCCCTTTCTTGCATCGTCAATATCTCTAAGCAAAGACTTAACTTTGGTAATTGTACTACGATTATTTATAAAACTTCTTGTTCCAGATTTAATATTTTTTGGAAGAGACTTGATACTGCGAACAGTGTTAAGAAGTTTTGAGCCTTGAGAAAAATTAGCGTATGGAGAAAATATTGATGTAGGTCCAATTAAAGAACCAGCTGCTTCAAGACCCGACAAGACTCGGCTTCCTCCGCTTGGATTTTCATTGTAAAGATTTGCAGCATCCGCTAGAGGGAAGAATGCACCAGCAATGGGCAAAAACTGAGTTCCAGTTTTTGCCATTGTAGCCCCTGCCCTTACAGAAGGAAGGTCCAACATGCTAGGTCTTGGTCCTACCGTTTCATAGTTTGGATTAGTTGCTCTATTGAGCATAACTGCAGAGCCAGTCATTCCAGAACCGGTTTGTGAACCGTACAGGTTGCTATAAAACTGATTGCTAACCCAGTTCTTAGCAGCAACAAAAGGCTTTGCAACAGCGGATTTTATTTTTCCAAATAAACCTTTCTTCTGTTCTGCCATTTGTTTTTTAGCATTGACTCCAATAACTTGCATATCCCAATCGGAAAGGTAATCAGCCTTTCTAAAATCAGCAGCAGAGGGGGTCTTTGGTTTTTCTGGAGTTTTTGGCTTTGCTATCTTCTTACCGACTGCCTTACCAACTAAACCACCCTTAGCAAAGCCAAGAATATTATCAAGGAAAGAAAACGATTGCACAGGTTCTTGAATAAGTGGAGAATATGCACCAAAGTTATCAAAATTTCTTGCGTTTTTTGGTTCTCTTACTCTATTCCCAAAACCATCAATCCAAACAGGTTTGCTGAAAGGCATCGTAATTTTGTTAAACCCTCTAGGCTTATTTCTAAAATAATTAACATAAGCATCTTTAGATGTTTTAGTATTAAATGCGCCCTTGTCGGAGCCAAAATTTTTAAATGGGTCATAACCAACTTGGTTTATATAACTCATATTCGGATTGAAGTTTTCTGGCAATGGGAATTCTTTTTCTGGAGAGCGGTACTTCTTTAATTTTTCAGGCTTTCCTTTAAATGTAACTCTTTCAAGTTTTAATAAAAGGTCTCTATTAAAAGCATGCTCACCTGTCCCAAGAGGGGGATTGGATATTGTTGCTCCAGCAGGGAAGCCAGGGCTACCAGCAGCAACTTTTCTTATCCAGCCAAAAATTGCAATTCTGTTTTTAACAACCATTTGTTGAAGCTTTGTTGCCAAGTCTGCAGTTTTAGCAAATTCAGAACCACCATAATCAAACCATGTTTTATCAGCGGTTCGCATACCTCCGCCCATCCAGCCATGAGATGTTTCTACGCGACCAAACCAATCTGGTTTTTTGCCCCAGTTTTTTCCTTGGCTCGATTCACCTTTTGCAATTGTGTCCATATAGGCTTCAGTAAAACCGCCATTATTCTGTTGCCAATTCCACTCTGCTTGTGCTGGATCTTCTTTTATTTTTTTATCGGGTGCCTTCTCAGGCGCTTTAGATTTACCACCCGTGACCATCTTTTTCGGTTTCTTAATGGCACCACCCTTTGCAAAAGAATCAATCATTCCACCATTTGCAAAAGGCCTTGGCTTATATGTTCCTTGGTTGATTTGTTGCATCATTCCCCAACCGTACTTGTTAACGGCTGAGTTTCTTACAACATATTCACCACCATGAAGAATTGCTGGTATACCTTGCTGTACTGGGCCTTCTGTTGGGCCGCCCTTTGAGTATGGCAACATACCGCCCATTTCATAAAGCTTATATCCGTCATACCCTTCACTTCTAGAACCGGTGTTATAAGCATTCCTAACCATCGTAAGAATTCTTGAATTCTTCGTTTGCTTTATTGCAGGGTTTTCTGTAAGGAATTTTTTAAACTTATTAGCGGATGAATCGACTGGGGGTTTTGTGAAAATTGTAAATGCGTCTGTAAGATAATCAACTAATAGATTTCTATCAGCATTGCGATAATTAGCAAACATAACGCGAGCCAATTGATTTGGAGTAACTTTACCTTTTTTAAGATTATTAAAACCTGTTTCATTACCGGTTCCTCCCCCAGTGCCAGTTCCACCAGCGCCAGCTCCAGATCCACCAGCGCCAGTTCCACCACCACCGCTACCACCGCTACTGCTAGACCCACCCGCACCAGCAGGGTTTACAATGTCTTGATAGGCTGTATATGTCGTTAGAAGTTTGGAGAAAGCTTCACTATTTGTATCAATAACTGTTGTTAAAGTTTGTGAAAGACCTGTGTATTTTCTTGTTAAGGCATCAATACTTGCGTCAATTGTCTTGCTCCAAATCCCAGTAGGACCAAAAGGATTATTTTCAGTAAGTGTTTTACCAATTGCTGCAAGAGAAGATGTCAAAGGACCAGAAGCATTAACTCCAAGTTGACCTAATGCGCCACCAAAGGATTCTGAAAAAATTGTCCCCATACTGTTAGCAATAGATTTTGCTCCAACAAAACCATTACCACCATCAATTAACTGATTGAGCATTGTGTTGAATTCTTCAGCAGTGGTTGGAGGGAATTGTGTAATCTTCTTTGCAGCCTCTGTAAAGGACTTAATCATTTCATCAAAGTACTTGGAAGCATTTTCTTTTGCTTCCTTGATTGAATCAATCATCACCTTACGGTTTTCTTCAGCAAGTTCCTTTACGCGCTCATCTCTAATTACACCAATACTCTTAGTATCTTCTGTGTCTTGCCTTGCCCCCGCATCGGCAATTGCTCTTGCTTCATCAATTTGCCCAGCATAAACTGCCATCGCATAATTACGTCTAGTATTAAGACGGTTAAGGGCTCTTTGCTCTTCGGCTTCTCTAAGTTTGTTTTGGTATTCTTGCTCTTTTGTAAGTTTTTCTTCAGCCTTTGCAACATCCTCGATTTTCTTAATCTGGGCATCGTAAATTGAAAGAGATGCTTCTTTTTGATCTTTCAATGAATTTGTTATAGAATCAACAACAGCAGTCATTGCATCCTTAATACGGCTTGCAATTTCTTCTTGGACTTCTTTCTTGATGTCTTTTAGCGCTTGAGCTGCTCTCTTTGCTAATTCCTTAGCGCCTTCATCAGCGCCTTCAGATAAACCTTCACCAGTTGCATTGGCAATTTGCTCTTGCATTGGGTCTGTATCAACCTCAACATTATCGTCTTTCTTGCCCTTGCCGCCTAGTGTGACTTTTCCTTTTGAAGCATCAATACCGCCCTTTTTTAAACCACCAAGTTTGTTTTTGATACCCTTAGCAGATTTATCAATAAGGCCATTAACAGCACCTGTTGCTTTATCAACTGTGCTATTGACAACGCTAGTTGCTGAATCGACCATTCCTTTTGCGCCATTTACTACGCTTCTAAATTTATTATTAATACCTTTAAATTTGTCACCAATTCCAAAAGGTAGCATTGATGCGAGTTTTAATACTCCAGTTATTGGCCAAACTAGATATTCAATCATCCCTTTAGCAAGAAGGCCAATAAGGCTAACAACTCCCTTTACAAGACCACCAGCAAGGCTGACTATAACTTTAAATCCAATTGCAAAAGCATTAACAAAAAATTCAGCAGCAAAAGCTACAGCAGCCATTAAGAAAGAGAATGCTTTCTTCCAATTACCTTGGAATAGCGATACAACTGCTCCAACAATGTTTATAATCATATAAAGGTATGGCTTAATGAACTTCTCAACAATCATTTTGAAAACATTAGCTACAAACTTAAAGACTACTGCAATACCAGAGAATGCTTTACCAAGACCTTGGACAGCACCTTCTGAGCCTTTTGCTCCGTTTCCAAAATGAGCAAACAAGTCAATAATAGGGCGGACAAGTTCAAGAACTGCATCTTTAACAGTAGTAAATGCCTCTTTAACAGTTTTAATTCCAGAAGATCCCGCTTTCTTAAAACTGTCTAGATTCTTCATTACAAGCATTACAGCAACGCCGATTGCAAGAATTATAATTCCAATACCAGAAGCGATAAGTGTTAACTTCATTATCTTCAGAGCAGCTGTCCCAAGATTTGTTGATGTTACAAAACCTTTCATCGCAGCAGACATTCTTGCAAAGAATCTTGGCGCTTCAACACCAGCAGCAGCATGCTGCATTCTTAATGCAAGCATTGCATCTTTAGCGCCTTTTACACTCTTCTTGTATCCTTCTATTGGAGCAGTTGCAAGCCCCTTGGCTGTACCGCCAAGTTCTTTTATTCTGTCGGGAGCAGCTTCTCTTGATCTTCCTACTGCTTCTGCGACTTGAGCAGCTCTTCCTTTAATTCCACCTCTGTAGATATCCGATGCTCTGTCAGCAGTAATTTCTCTGCCCTTATACATATTTTGCCCAGTGAATACATCAAGATCTAAATTTTTTCTACTAAGCGTTCTCTTGGCTAATGTTCTCTTTTCAAGAGTCTCTCTAGTATCCTCATAAGCCTGCAGAGCATCTTTCTCTCCAGTGGTCATTCTTCTAAAACGACCACTCGCTCCTCTGATACCGGCCGCTCCTGAAGTAACACCAGATGCCTGCAGAGCGACTGCCTCCTGCACCATGTCGCCTACGGACTTTGAGAATCGACCACCAGGACCTCTACCACCTGTAGTTGGATAACCTTTAGCCAACAAACTCTGTTTGATCATCTCTTCAGTTTTTCTTAGGATCTCTCTTTCATCTGCATCCATTGGCCCCATACGACCACCGGGTCCTCTTACTCCCGCAGCGCCAGACATAACCCCAGTTTTCTGAAGCTTCAAAGCAGATTTCATTTGGGATGTAAAAGAAGGTTTTGCAGCAACAGGTGCGCCAGTAATTGGGTCAATAACTGAAGTGCCAGTAATTGGAGCTAATGACTCTCTAACTGCTTTTTGAGCATTAACTTGTCTAGACAATGCCATTGGAGCAGTACTCTGCTCTTGCAATGCTCCAGTCATTAACCCAATTTTATTTGCAAGTCTGCCGACAGGGCCTTCGCCCGATGCAAGAGTTGCAAGGAATGTAGCAAACTTTCCATTTGTATTAACAACGGTATCGCCAACAACAGTTAATGGCTTAGATAGTCTAAGCATTGCTGATGAACTAGCAACAGCTTCAACTGACAATGTTTTAAGGGATGGCAAAAAGGAGAGAAGAACTTTCGCAACGCTACCCATTGCAAGTCTAAACTGACCGAAGACAAAGATAAGTGGTCCAATTGCAGCAGTTGCCCCAGCAACAAGAAGAGCAACAGTTGATATTAACTGCTTAGTTCTGCTGTCAAGACTAGACCATGCAGTAATCAACTTATTTGAAATATCTGTAATTTTTTCTATTGCAGGTCTTGCCCCTTTGATGATATCAGTAGCAAAAGCTTTAAAGTTGTTTTTAAGAATTGATATTTGTGTGTCAAGAGAACCTAATGCGACATCTAATTCTCTTTGTGCAACCTCAGCAGCGTTGGCTGCGCCTGCAAGTTGAATAAAGCTAGCTCGACCAGCTTCCGTATTAACTTGACCAATTAAGTCTACTCCTTCTGTTCTTTGAGCTTTTACAATCTCATCAGTAACAGCTTGTCTAACTTTTCTAGCTTCTTTAACTTGCGCTAGAGTTACTCTACCAAAACCATCAATTTGCGCCGTTTCTCCCTCTTTAATCTGAGCTGTTGCAATTCTGGCAATAATTCCAATATCTTGATAACTCTTAATAAGAGGAAGGTTTGCATTAGATGACTTATTAGCCGAAATTATTGCTTGGTTTGCAAATCCTTGGAGTTTCTTTTCTGCAGACTCTAAACTTACAGTATTTGATTTAAGAACTTCATCAAAGTCTGCCATCTGAGCAAGTGCAACTTCCATTCTTGGACCTTGACGAACACCAAAAACTTTTGCAAAGAATTCCATTGCGCCTTCTTGACCCGCTGCGCTGTTCTTTAGTTCATTAAAACCATCAATAAGAGATTGAATAGCATCAAGACCAGTACCTTTAATTGCGGTAAAGTTAGTATCATACTCTTTTGATAATCTTCTAAACAAGTCAGCATTTTGCTTTGTTGGAGCAACAAGTCTCTGCAAAGAAACTTTAATTGAGTTAGCGGATGCTCCAACTTCAAAACCAGCAGCCTTCATTGGAGCAAGCATTCCAGCAAGTTCAGTCATTGAAAGACCAAATGAGGAACCAGCAGCAGCGACTTCTGGGAAAGCATCTCCCAAGTCTCTTAGAGTCAATGCAGTTACGTTTTCAACAGAGTTGAAAAGATTTAATTGAGCAGTTGCTGCGCCGATTGCAGCAATTTCTCTTTCTTCAAAGGTCATCTTTCTAGATTGACCCGACATTTGCATAGCTCGCTGAGCTTGGAAGTAAAGGCTTTGTACAAGATCTTTGGCTGCGCCAATATCCATGTCACCAAGTTTTTCAGTAACAGCAGCTAATTCAGTAATCTTTGCAATGCTCTCTTCGCTTTGGATACCTAATTCAGCAAAGTCTCCTGCCAATCCGACTGTTAAACTCTTGGCAAGACCGAATCTATTGCTAATTTTTCCAAGAGATTTATCAAGCCTGTCATAGCGATCAACCATTCCTTGAAGTTGCTTAGATTGCTCCTTAGTTGCCCCAACAAGGTCAACATTCATCTTCTTCGCAGCGGCCTCAAGATTTGGTGCAACATTTTCAAGAACTTTATTTAATCTTACAAATTCTTTATCAACTGACACAAGAGCTTGGAGACCGTATCTTGCAAAACCAACCATTGGGGTTGTAAGACCAATAATAAGACTTCGACCAACGAACTGCGCATCCTTGCCAAGACGCTTCTGCTCTTGCGCTACGCTCTTTAAGTCCTCTGTAAGACCTCTTAGACGAATTCCCTTTAAAGCAGACTCATAAGCCTTAAGGTCGGAAACAGCGGCTTTTCTGAATGA